CCAGCTATATCTAATGCATCTGGACGCATATTAGGAGAATAACTTGTACCAGGCATATCTAACGCATCTGGGCGCATGTTCGGTGAATAGCTTGTTACTGGTAAATTTAATGCGTCAGGCCTAGTTCTTGGAGAATAATCTATTGGAGCTATATCTAACGCATCTGGACGCATATTTGGTGCATAACTTGTTATTGGCATGTCTAAAGCATCAGGACGCATGTTTGGGGAGTAGCTTGTAGATGGCATATCTAACGCATCTGGACGCATATTTACCCTTCGGCTTCCATAACCAGGCGGTGTTGCGTTGATTTTATTCATATCTGACATGCCAGAAGTCATTTTTGACAATAATCCGCGCTTAACTCGGTCATTTCCCTCAAAATTAGCTTGCCCTAACGTGCCGTAACTAGTTTTTTCGCCAAAATTCTCTGGCCTTTTGCCATCCGCGCCTAATAATTGGCCACCAACGTATTCCATGTTGTCGCCAGGCGTTAAAATATTGGCTAAAAATTCAGTTATGCTGTTTCTGTCGTTTGCTCCCCTGTCCAGGGAGTTAAGGAAACTTAAAAAGTTATTCTGAGCCATATTTTGACCTTTTTTTGCTTAATTTTTTACACTTTATCACAATTTATCTACTTTATCCAGAACCATACGCATCCTATCTGATAATTTCCACCTTCCAGACCGCCATTCGGCAGCATATTGTGCATCTTCTAAGGATAAACCCTTGCTAACGTAGTATTTTATCCACTTAGCCATTACTAAATTTTTCATTTTCGGAGATAAATGAACAAATTTATTTTTTTTCATGCAATTCCTTTTAAATTTCTCTTAATTGGCCGTTTCCAGGTGGAAATTGAGCCTGATAATGCCGTAGCTGCGTCCGAAGCCATAGTTAAACACAAAGCATCGGCTAAATCGGGCGATTTTAAGCCTCTTTTACGCATTTCGTCCTTACTTTCCGCCTTCATTTTGCCTGATGATGTAAAAGAATACCGAATTGCAGTTAATTCCGCCAATAATTGATCATCTTTGGGCAGTTTACATGACCTATCTTCCAACCAACCCTTTGCCTTAAACCATAATTCGCTGCGTAAATTCATATACGTGTGACCCATAGCAGGTGCTTCACTTACATTAACACCGCGCACTGGTGCGCCCAATTCACGTAATCTATCTACAACACCCCCGCCAACACCAATACTATCAACGAGTATTTCACTTGGGCGCACGCTTGGCGATAAACTTTCGTATTCTGCCATGACACGACCAACAGTTTGCATAAGATCAAGCCCTTGCCAGGCTCGGATTTCTGTAACAACATTGCCGTATCTTTTACACAATGCAGTCTTATCTGTACCAAACCGCGCAACATCTAAGCCCCAAATTGGCTTTATATCAGGTGTAATCTCAATATCTCTATGTATTGCGCTTTCTGCTATATGAAACGGAATAATCGTATCATCATCAGCTAACGGAAACTCGCCTAATACACGAATCCGAAAAGCATTGCTGTCTTCGCCGTATCTTTCACGCATTTCATCAACAAATTCATCAGAAACAAGCGGGCTATCAACACATGACCAACGCCGCGTCCACCAGGATTTTGCCATACGTGTTTGGCTTTCGTAAAATGTACCTGATGATCGTGTAGGGTTAGATAGCAAAATTGTCGTTGCGCTGTGGCCAGACATTGACCCTGCCGCAGCTTCAAAGACTTTTTCTGGTACACCCGACGCCTCATCTACAACTAACAAAACATTTTCTGAGTGCACACCAGCTAGGGCTTCTGGCGTTTCAGCGCGAGAAGTTCTAGCGGAGATAAACGCTTCTGACGCTGCGGACGATAATTCAACACGATCTGACTTTACAACTAACAATTGATGCAAATGGGGCGGTAACTCGTTAACCCAACGCTTGAGCTCGGCAAACAATGCATCAAATAACTGACTAGAAGTTGGCGCAGTAACAACAATTTTATTAGGGAAGCGTAATAAAACGTACCATAACATTGCCCAGGATGCAGACGTTGACTTACCAGTGCCGTGTCCAGAACGCACTGACATTTTACGCTCACCTTTGGCAATAGCATCAAGAAACTCTGCCTGGTAATCATATGGCGTAGCGCCAAGCACTTCTTTAACAAATAATACAGGGTTGTCCCGGTACCGCATTACAAACTCTGTTAACGGATTCTCACTCATCAGTTACATCCTCATAATCCGCATCAATCGTCTTTGTTTTATTTGCCGCCACATCGGAATTAACTTTGCGTAAAGCATCAAGATGCATATCACCTATCGAAATGTTTACATTCGTCTGGGGTCTATTGCCGTATCTCTCCTGGTTATACGATCCCGCCATAAATTTACGCCATTGCACTTTTTCGCGTGTAGCTGATATTTCACTATTGCTACTGCTCCCGTCCAAATCGTCAACCATTTCCAAACCTTGCTCAACCAAAGCATCTGCCGCTTCCTGCCTGGCTCTTACCAATGCCTTTGCATAATCAGGTATGGTATTTATCGATGTGCTAAAATATTGCCTATTGCAGCCATACTGCTTGGCCAACTGCGTCATAGTTTTGCCAGACGCTATTTGCTCAAAAAGGTAATCTGCGCCACCCTTTTGTTTGATTTCATCCAATATACGCTTCTTTAACGGCTTACCTGCCATTTGCTCAACTCCATTTTTTTTAAATTTTACGCTAATATGGGGTTATAATGCAAGGGGGGGCAGGGGGGGCAATTCGGTATGTGAAAAGGTGCAAAACAGGGCTACCCCCCATATTTTATTGGGCGGGGGGGTCAAAAAAATCCGAATACAAATAATGTTGAAAGTTAACATAATACATATTATCGGCCATTATGCATATCGTTTGGGGTATTCAAGTACCCCCCTACCCTACTATTTTTTGCAATATATTGACAATATTTATCAAATGAATTACGCGCACGCGCTCGCGTGTGGTTGTCGGTGTCTCTGTTTTTGCACATTTAATACGACCCAAATAATCCCTATCAATAATAGGCAGCCATATATAGGCATTGATTTTTCCTGCCCTTGCTTTCGCTCTTTTGCTTAACAATGCTTAACAAATGCTTAACAATATTAATCAATAGATTAGCCACCAAAGCGGGCTTATGTTTAATTAATTATAATTCCTTTTTAATTAATTTCATGCAAATCCTTTACAAGCTCATATTATTAAATATATTTAACAGAGTTAAATATATTTAATAATATTTGGCTATTGTCCGAACAAGTAAATAAGACAAAAGAAAAGCCACCAAAAAGGCGGCTTATCTTATCGTTATATATTTATATTATTAAAATTCTTCTTTTAACATTCTTTCTATTTCTAGTTGCCTAGTGTTTAGAATATCATCGCCAAGTTTCAAAAGTCGTAAGCGTTGTTTAAGTTTTTCGTTTTCCAATGCAATGCTTGGCTCTATATTATATTTTCCACATAAAGAGGAAAATTCATTTACAGTCATAATTCAACCTTTCTTGTTATATGTTCCAATATAATTTACTTCTGGCAATTCCTCTTCAATCCAAGCCATTGCCAAGCAAATGTCATCCCATTTTTCATCATGCTTTTCTTGGCTTAATCCTTTTGCATGAAAGCTTTCACGCAATTCGTGCAAGGCATCCCAAATTAAATCTAAACATCGATCATCATAACCGCCACTAGTCATTCGCTTTTCTCCTTTTCCTTTTTTAATTCTTCATCCGAATATTTGCCAAAACAAAAGCGGCAAATATAAAATCCACATTGCTCTTGAATATTCCTTTCAAAAACATGCCTTGAGCACAATTCGCAATTCATTATTTAACTCTAAAATTGCTTTGCATTGCGTGAAAACTTTCATGCAATTTGCTTATTTGAGTTAAATATAAATCGTTGCATTCAGTTATCATTAGCAATGCATCTTGTAAGTTTTCAATTGTGTCTTCAATTGCTTTCCTTTGGTCACTTGTCATTGATTGCAATAGAGTTTCATTTTCTTGCATATCGTTCTCACGATCTTCATAAAATTCCTTTCTCAATTTGTGGCTTTCAAATTCTTCATATGACAATTCAACCATTTGCTTTTTTTCTTTTGACATTTTACGCCCTCCAAATTTCTAGTAATTTATTCTTTGCAACTTTAATCGCATTTAATTCCCTTTGGCTCAAAACCATCTTTTGAAAGCCCGAAGGGTTGGAAATCCTTTGTAAATGTTCCAATTCTCCGATTATAAAGTTTAAATTATAATGTAAGCTTTCAATATAATCTTTTTGATCTTCATGTATTTCTAAAAGCTTATCAATCATAATCCCTTAATCCTTTTCATAGGTTTAGTTTTAAAAAAGTTATGGTGTTGAATATTACGCGCCATAAATAACCTTGCATAAAGTGCAATATAATCATTTCGCACTTTATATTTTTCATCTGTTTTTAAATGGCTTTCCCATCTAACACGATTAGCAACCATCCAAGGGGAACAAAAATCCCTTCCGCGTCTAATCATTTGATAAGTGTAATGCTCAAAAGCCGCGTAAAATTGCGGCTCTTTTATTATGTGTCTTAAAAAATCAGACGCCAAACAATCTTTATCATTTGGCTTTCTGGCGGCTTGTAAAAATTCAATAAATTTTGTTTCATTATCCATTTTATACATACCCTTCAACTTTATTAAGTAAGTTATCAATTGACCAATCAAAACCCTTTGCATTAAATGCGTCGTATGGTTCGCAATAATCACTATCTAAAAAGTAAGCTTCAATTTCATCGCTACCTTCATATTCAAAACAATCATCAAGTATAAATAACCAATTTTCATTTTGATATAAACCTTGCTTAGTAACGGCTTTAAATTTTAAACCGCTAAACTTCTCTAAACAATGACCGCGATTGCCAAACCAATTCACAACTTCTTTAGTTGTCATTTTTAATTCTTCATCTTTTATCATGATAAGTGACCCCCAATAATAAAGACAGTTGCAATCATTGATGCAACCATAAGTGCCAAAGTTGCAAAGTCATATAAACCCATTAACAATATTTCATTTCTCATTTGGCGGCGGCGCTTAATGCGTTTTAGTTTTGAATTAGTCATTTTTTATTCTCCTTTTCCTATACTTACCTTTTTACAGTTTTATTTAATTACTGTCAAATATTATATATGTTATATATATATTGACTATATGCATAATATGTATAAATTAAAGATATTGTTGAAAAAGGAGAAATAGACAATGCCAAGAATGGATAAATTAAGTAATTATAGAACAACTTTCCAAGGGAATAAGAACAAGGGACAAGTTGTTTACGTTAATACTACAGTGGTCTTTTGGGATGAAAATTGCATTCAATTGCGAAGCGGTGGATTTGAAACAACCACCACCAAAAGAAAAATGAACCAAACAAGCAACCAATTTGATTTGGGTTTTGGTGTTTATCAAAAAAATTATGATTGGTTCGTTGATACGCCTAAAGGTGAAACTTTAGATTTT